ACAAGAAATACCCGTTGATAATTTAAAAAAACAATATCAATTAAAACAAAAAATAAAAGGCGATAAAAATTTACCTAAATTCGCTGAAATTAGAGGCGGTATGATAGTTAAATCAAACCCGTTCGGCGATCACGATGTTTATGAAGGACCGAAGATTATTTAATTCCATAAAATATTTATACTAAGTAGATTAGGCGAGTAAGGATTATTTCGCCATTTGCCTTTTATGTTAGTCGCCCTTCGTAAATAGTTTTCTCGTCTTTTCTCGTCTTTATGTTTAGTGTAGTCCATCATAGGTGGATTAAATGAACCGAAATCAACCCATTTATCGTTATTAGGGTCGTAAATGCGATACTTTTTATCTTTTTTAGGCGAATAGAATAATATAGCATCATCACCGAGATATTTATAAGCATTTTCTTGTGCTAAATCAAAATTGCTATATTCCGCCAAATCTCTAATTTTTTCATTCATTATATATATAATGCCGAAAAAATATTTCAATAAGAATGCGGGATTGACTTATATTGGAGATGACCCTAAACCCGTTAAAATAATTCATAATGATTTTTTGAATAAAATTGTTTATAAAAAAAAAGACGATGATGACAATTGGGTTTTAGTTATAAAACCAAAATCGCAATTTGAGGATTACCATTATATATTTTGAATGTTTCTCATACTCAATTCTCTTTGAGGCGAGGTTCCTTCTATTTTTTGTTCTTCTATTTCTTGTTCTATATCTCGTTCAATATTAATTAAACCAAAACAAAGCGATATATTAGAGCATTTTGATTTAAACCCGTAGCGAACTAATAAAGCAACCAAACCCGTAAATAAAGTAGCAATACCATATATTAAACTATCGTTCATTAATATATAGTAAAAAAATAATTATATAGAAACGGATTTAATTACTAAACCTAATTTATTAGCGATTAAACTCTTTACATAATTATCGTCAGTCCCCCAGTTAGCGTATTCAGTATCTTCAATAACAAATTGTTTTTCATATAATTGTCTTTTATCTTTATCATAAGTAATTGCTATAACAACAGCACTAACTCCAAGAGTAGTAATATATACAACCATACTAAAACTATCAACTAAATAAGGAAGAGCAACTTCTTTCTCAACTACTTCAATAAAATTTGACATTATATAATATCGCAAGAAAAATATTTTAGATTTTAACCAATTCTCACAATTCCGCTCCCTATCCAATTCTAGTATAACTATAAGTCGCATTTAAAGTAGTTGTTGAACCACCTGAATAATGTAAAACATAATTGACATATATAATTTGATTTAAGGTAGTCGTAGTAATATCTAAATTTATATTCATATATGACGTATATGTGCTACTTAATGAAGCACCAACTATACCCGTTATACTTGGTGTATATCTTGTCGGTGTTGATATACTTGGAAAAGTAGCGGAAGTTCCATCTAAACACCATCTACATTCAGTTAAATTAATATTAGCACCACCCGCCATCGCTATTAAAACTTTTATACTATATGTTCCAGCAAAACCCATCGTAAAAGAACCGAAATTTCTTTCACTTACCGATGATGCGATACTAGAACCAGTAGTCATAGCCGTCGGTCCAACCATAAAACCTAACTGAGAAGTATTAAAAGGTGTTGTTGAATAATTAAATTGAACTGCCCGCCTCATCTCAAATGTGAATGGTGCTAATACACAATTCGGTAAAATCGTAACGGCACCGCCAGCGGAAACAGTATCACAACTAAATGTAATTGATGAGTTAGTTCCCGCAGTTGTGCTTCTCGCTCTAATTGTCGTATTAGGTGTAGCACTATCCGTATTAAAATCTAATCTATTAGATGGTGTAGTAGCATTTCTAACGATAAAAGTATTAGAAACGGAAGTAATATTAGCACCATAATAAATTGGTGTTGATACATTACCGCCACTATCTCTCGCTGAAAATTGATGAAAACCACCATTAATACCGCAATCATAATACATCCCTACAATACCGCTACTACTTAACGAACTATCAGTCCAAATAGAACTTTTAATAGAACCATTAGTAGTATCAACACCATTACCGCTAATATCAGTAAAACTCAAAGTTCCTAATCCTTCTAATTTTCTTCTCACACTTGTAGTTGGTAATGGTGTCGTAGGATTAAAATTAATCACATTATTGAATGTCGTTGTCGTTGTATTAACACCGCCAGTTCTCGTATGGTTCATAGCAAATTCCGTCCAATCACCTGTAGTATTTTGCCCGCATTGTAATGTTAAACCGCAATTACTCGCATCGGTAGTAAAAATTCGCAAACCATTCCTCATATTACTGTTCCAATTTGAAATAGTTATAGCGTTATTATCTTGTGCTGAACGAGATGTTAAACAACAATCATTTCTTCTATTAGTATCACTCAAACTACCATTATTACTATTAGGTAATAAAAATAATCCTTTACCATTAACAGCGTCAAAAAATTCAAATGCCGTAGCAGTTCCATTCGTATTATTACTATGGAAACTAAAATCAGTTAGTTTAATATAATTTTTTGTTGATATATCACCAAGAGTATTAGATTGATTAATGAAACCACTCCCGCTACTAAAACTAAGATTAGAAGCAGTCCGCAACGATAAACTTCTATAAAAAGAGATATTAGTGGATACACCAAATTCAGCGACAGTAGTCGGTGTTCCTACTGCGTCGTCATTTGTAAATTTTGTTATACCGCCTGTTGCTTCATTAGTAATATTTAAAGTCGTTCCATCTTGGTATATTTCGGCAGTTCTCGCAACATTACCATTCAAATCTTTAAAATTTAAATAACCGCAAGTTATTTGACTTTCGTTTGGATCATTTGACGACATTGTAAGATTTTTAGAAACATTTAAAGTTCCATTAACGAGAACATTATTTAATGTTTCAGTTCCCGGTTGTGCTACGGGAAATTTTAAATAATTAGCATCTAAATATGATTTCGTAATTGTAGTCCCATCATCGCCATAATTAGCGGGATTAAAAATTGATAATGGTTGAGTATAATTTGGAGGAGTATATATTGACATTTATATAATAGAGTGATAAAAAAATATATTAGTATAATGTATAATATTGATGCCTAAAAAACCTAAATCAAATAAAAATGCTGAAATGGCGGAAGCGGAAATTATAGACTGGTATAAAACAATACCAAAAAAATATTTACTTAAACAACACAATCCAAATTACAACATTCACGGAATTAAATTACCATTTAGGATGTTAGTTATAGGCGGTTCGGGAGCGGGAAAAACTCAAACTTTTTTAAACATCTTACACAATTTCGGCAATACATTTCAAAATATTTACATCATAACAAAAAACCGCGATGAACCATTATATAATTATTTAAGCGATAAATTAAGCGGTGATGGTTTAGAAGTGCGAGAAGGTATAAGCAACGCTCCCGATTTAGATAGTTTAAATAAAGAAGAACAAACATTAATCGTAATGGATGATTTAGTATTAGAACGAAACCAACAACAATTAGAGCAATATTTTATAAGAGCGAGAAAATTAAATTGTAGTTTAATATATATATCGCAAAGTTATTACGCAGTCCCGCAATTAATCCGTCAAAATTTAACCTACTTGGTAATCAAGCGACTTAACACATTAAACGATTTGTTTAGAATAATGCGGGAATATTCATTAGGAGTTGATAAACCAAAATTTAAACAATTGTATGAAAATGCTACAACAACAAAACAAGATTTCTTTTTAGTAGATTTAGAAGAAGCACCGGAAAATAGATTTCGTAAAAATTTTAATGAAATTTACGATATTTCTTAAAAATTCATTTTTTTATTCTCGTTGTATATTATAATGATTATAGGTAATTTAAAATCGTCTCAAGATTTAGCATCAAAAAGAAATTTACAACGAGAATTATTAGAATTAGAAATAGCAAATGAAAGTGAATTAGAAAGGCGAGTTAAAGATTTTAAAGACCCAAACAAACCTATACCGGTAGCACCCAAATTTAGAACAAATGCGGAATTACAAAAAGATAGAATAGACCAAGAAAGAATAGCGATAAAAAATATGGAAGATTTAGGTTTTGACTACAATAAAGGAGCGGATTTGGTGGGTTGGTTATCGGGGAGCGATATTGATAGATTAGTAGAATTTAACGCAAATTTTAAAGGAATAAAGAAAGAATTAACCGAAACAACAAACCCGCGATTATTAACATTAGACTACATTAAAAATTATTTGGAGCGATTTTTTGAAGATTTAGATGTATCATTTGGTAGAAAAATGACCGGACAAAAGGGAATGATGGGAAGCACCGATGTATCAAAAGAAGAATTACAAAGTAATCTAACGAAAGAAAGCACTATATATAATTTATTAGATATTGTAAGAAGAGTTTTAGATGAATTGAGGAAAATAAATGCCGATGCTAATGTTGATTTAAATGGTAAAATGGAACAAACTGAGGAAATTCTCGCTGATTATCCTATTTTATCTCAAATGTATCAAGAATTAGAAAATATAGATGAAGAAGATAGACGAGTTCGTACTAGAGGAGTTTTAAAAAAAAGCGAGATTGAAGAAATTAAAAGAGAAATTGATATACAAAAAAGCATTTTTGATGATTTGACAGCGAATAATGCGAGTTCAAGCGAAATTAACATACAAAGAGGGATAGTTGATAGATTGACACAATCTTTAAGTGATACGACGGATGAATATAATGAAATAGCGGGTATTACTCAAAATTTAGATTTAGATGCGAAAAGTATAAAAGAAAAAATAAAACAAATGCGAGATAAACCAAGATTATATAGAGAGGCGAGATTACAAGTTGGAGATAAAAAAAAGAGAGCATTAAAAAGAGTGAATAAATTAGAAAACAAAATAGACGAAATTAAAAAAATTCACGAGAAAGGTTTATTTTCTTCGGGTTTATTATCATTGTTAGGTTTAGTTATTCCAAGCGACGAATTTTTGAATATTTTTAAAGTATCACTACCGCTATTACAAAGAACCGAATTAGTAAAAAGATATGCGAGATTGTTAGCGAGATTGAAAGCACCTACGGAACAATCTTTATTAGAAACTTTAAGTGAAGCGAGAGAAGCAATACAACAAACGGAAGAAGGTAATTTAGATTTTGCTAATTACTTATTTACAAAAATTAATAAAATGCTATCATTTTTGTCATTACAAAAAAATACTGATGCCGTAGCATCATTAAACCGCAATTATGAAGCGGAAATCGCTAAAACTGACAAGACGGGAGATTTACAAAAAATTAAACAAATTAACGATAGAAATGAAGCGGAAATTGCTGAATTGAAAGCACAAATGAAAAATATTGTGAATGACGCGATATTAGATTTAGAAAGTGCTGTCCTAAGTAAAAATCCCGCTGGAAGAGCAATTGAAGGAAGAAAAAGCATTTATAATATTCAAACAATTGAAAATGCTAGCGAAATAGAAATGGAAGGCGATAGATTAGCGAGACAAGGTAGATTACGAGATATGGTTTCGGGTATATTTGCGGAAGAACCATCACAAATTCAACCTCGCAAATCATTAAAATCGCTTTATGAAGGTAGGTTATTATCCAAAAAAATAGGAGAAATGGACGATGTTGCTATAATTGAAGAAACCGATTTTGTTGATTATATTTCATCTCTTCCCGAAAACGAAATATTACCGGAATTGATTAGATTGCGCGAAAATGCTGAGACGAGAGTTCTAGCGGAAGAAATGTTGAAAAGAGCGGGATTTAGTAATGTATTATCCAAATTTTCTAGTAAAATTAAAGGAAAGAAAACGAGAAAAGAAGAAGAAGAAATGAAGAAATTAGAAGAAGAAGGAGCGAGACAAATAGACGAACATAAAGCAAATATGATACAATATTATGAAAGTTTGTTAGATGAAGTGGAGAGTGAAAATAGTGATAATGTCAGTGCGAGACTTATTACTATGAGAAAATTAGCGGAAAAATTGTATGGTAAGAGAGACCATCCTAGAATAAATAAAACTAGAATTCCTCAAACTCGCTCTAATAACGCTGAAAGAGAAGATGCTATTAAAGAATATAGAGATGCGATAGTTGAATGGTTGATTACAAATAGAATTCAAGACCCGTTATATGGAGAGAATGTTGAATATGAACCCGCTGATATAACAAGACCCGATAAAATTGTAGCGGATATTTACAGTTTTGATAAAACTAAAAGAAAAGAAACAACAAGAGGATTTGGTTTATCAAAATCGCTGAAAAAACATTTTAGAGATGACGAGAAAGAATTGCGAGAAATGGCGAACGATTTAAATAGACATAAAAGAGAAGAAGAAAAAATTGATAAGTCCGTTGATTTCAAACATAAGCGAATTAAAGTAGGGCGAGGTGTTGAATTGAATGAAGAACCAACTTATAGAACATTCGGCAAATATGTAATGCATATGAAACATCTTAAAGGCAAAGGTGTTGCTAATTTTAAATATCCTTCATTAGGTAGCATCCCGTCTATTAAACCGAAACCTATAACCGAAGAATATAAAGAATTTATAATTGATGTCTTAGAAACGGGAAAACCAAATGAGAGACAATTTAGACGATTGAATGATGATGAGCGAGAACATTTTGAGCGAGTTTGTTTAGGTGCGGGATTGCTAGATCATTTTAGAATGAAAAGAACGGGAGATGATGAAGATAAAGAACGAGTTGATAGATTTAATATTTTGAGAGGTGAAGTTTTAGCGGGTAATAATAATGAAAATGTAATTAAAGAATTGAGAGGTTTAGTAGTAAGATTTATTAATGAAGGAAGAATAACAAGACAAGAAGGGACAAATATGTTAATGGAATTATCCGCCCTATAATGCGGGGGTTCCACCCCAACGCGTTCCCCGCTACGCATTAATTTAAGACGATTTTAAAAAGAAAAGGGGTTAAAGGGGAAAATTCTTTTCACCTTATAATATATAAATGAAGACACTTATATTAAATAGTAATAATGTTGTAGGAGGAAGCGGTAATTCTAAATTCGTATATAACTTCCCGCAAGGCGGTTATGAATTCAAAGATGATTTAATCGCTATTCAAGAGATTTCTATGTATTTTAGTGCTTTTAATATTTCTACAAAATATAATAATAAATCTTTTACTTATATTTGGGTTGATGGAACGACAAATGTAGTAAATATACCCGATAGTTTTTTACAAGTGAGCGATATTAATGAATTTTTACAATCCGTTATGATTGCTAATAAACATTATTTATTAACTACCGGTGGTTCTTATGTTTATCTTTTAGAAATGGTGATTAATCAAGCGAGATACGCAGTTCAATTAAATGAGTTTTTAATATCGTCAGCAATAGCAACCGCTAATAGTTGGACTTTACCCGTCGGTGCTACTTGGGTTTTGCCTACTAATTCAATTTTACCTTATTTTGTTTTTTCATCAACGAATAGTTTTAGGAATTTAATAGGTTTTTCAGCGGGACAATTTCCCGCCGGAGTTATAGCGGGAGTTCCACCAGCACAAACACAAACACCCGCTTTCACTACCGCACAATCTCAATTATCGTCAATAGCACCACAAATAACGCCTTATTCTTCTTTTAGCGTATTATGTTCCGTTGTTAATAATAGAGCGGTTATTCCATCACAATTAATTTATATATTTACACCTACTAACGCGACATTTGGAGCATTACAAGTTTATTCACCATCAGCGGAACTCGCTTGGAATAAAGTTGAGGATGGAAATTATACTCAATTTGTAATTGAATTTAGAGACCAACTAGGAAATGCTGTTGAATTTCAAGACCCTAACACAACGATAACACTTTATACAAAAAAAAGAGATGATATTGTTTTAAAAAAATAATCCCACTTTTAGCAAAAGTGGAGCAAAAGCGATATTTAGAATTATTTTTTTTTGATATACTTTTTTTAAAAGTATATATATTATATAATGTATATTGTAAAAAGACAATCAGCACAAGGCGGGTTTAATGTTAAGAGGAAAGGTGGAGCAATTCATAGATTATACAATATGAAAATGGAAGGTTTAGGAAAAGCAAAGTCAAAAGAATTTATTGAAAATAATAATGCCTCACATCCATTTAAAAGTTTAAGTGGTGGAAATCTTAGAAGTTTTGAGAATGTTAGATTAAAAGGAACTAAACCTAAAAAGTATATTTCTTTAAACATTTAATATTGGGGGCGCACCCCCATTAAAACCCCGCCTTTTAGGCGATATTAATTTAGGAAAAAATATTATTAAAAAGTTTTTTTTTGCTCCACTTTTTTAAAAGTGGAATTATTTGCGATTTTAATAATATTTTTTTATGCGGGTAATATATAAATGGATAATTTAGTCTTTGAAGAAGCGGTTAATGCTGAAATTGACACAAGTGAATTTATTTCTAAAAAATGGTTGTATGTTAATGACAGCAACTCGCAAAATTACACATCACAAGTCGTAATTGATAGCACACCTCTCGCTAATAGCGGTGGGTGGATTAATTGGGGAGAAGGTTATATACTTATGCCTCTTGTAGTTCAATTAAAATCTACTACTGCCGGAAGTTTGCCTCTCGCAACGAGATTGGGAGATCACGCTTGGGCGTTTAAGGCGGGTTTTTGGAATATGATAAACTCTATGACTTTGGAATTTAATAACCAAAATTGTGTTCAACAAACCCCGTTTTTGAATGTATTTAGAAGTTTTAAAGCACACACTTCATTTTCTAATGACGATTTATACAATCACGGAAGCACAATTGGTTATTATCCCGATACTGCTGGTAGTTGGTCTTTTAATGACGATAATGCTACAATTACAAATCCTTTGAGAGCAAACGGCGTTGGATTGAGTAATAATAAGCAAGTCCCGGTTTTAATCGCTCAATCTCCCGTTGCCGGTGCCGCCATCACTACTGCTACTCCTATCATTATGAATACCGCTTACGCTGGTGTTTCTTCCGGTGCTGTCGCTAATGGTGCTACTAATCCTAGCGGTTTTATTGGAACTGACGAAAGTTGTAATAGCGGTTTTGCTAAGAGAAGTTGTTGGTATGGATATTCAAATGTCGCTGATGGTTTAAATCAAGATGCTATCAACGACCAAGCATCTTCTAATATCGTATTCCGTTCATCTCGTTTAGCACAATCCGTTGCTGGTAATATCGGCTGGCAAGTCTATGCGAAATTAAGATTGAAAGATTTAAGCGATTTCTTCCAAAAATGCCCGCTATTGAAAGGTTCTACAATTCGTTTTTACATCAACACTAATCAAACATCTATCAATTTCGCAACTACCGCTGGTATTATTTCCGGTGCCGGAGTTAATACTACATTCCCCACTATCGCAGTAAATTCCGTATCAGTTCTCGGTGGATTAACAAATCCTCTAATGATTGCTTCCGCTGATGTAGGTCAAGGTTTAGCATCATTACCCGCTGATAGTTATTCATTATCAGTCAATATCTTTAAAACAACTGACGGAACTTTACAAACCGGTCTTCAATCTTGTCGTTTATATGCTCCCGTATATAAAATGAACCCACTTGCCGAACAACGATATTTACAACTCGCACCTACTAAAAAAATTGAATATCGCGATATTTTTCAATATCAATTTAACGATATTGCTGGCGGGAATACTTCATTCAACATTTTGGTTACGAACGGGATTGCTAATATTCAATCAGTTCTCGTTGTTCCATTTTTAACCTCAACTGCTAATGGAACTCCTTTCAACCCTTTATTATCTCCTCTCACTCCTTCCGGTGCCGTCCCCGACCCAATCATTTTAACAAATTTCAATATTTTGGTGAGCGGTGTTAATTTATTTCTCAATAATCAATACTACGATTACGAACAATTTAATCAAGAACTTAAATCATCTAATCAACTTAATGGTGGATTGACAACCGGTCTCGCTTCCGGTCTTATTAATGAAGATATGTTCTCTCGCGGTTATAGATATTATTACGGAAATTGCTCTCGCATTCTTCCAAGTGAAGAAGGTGTGTCTCGCTCTATTCAAATTCAAGGACAAAATGCTTCCAAACTCGCTTGTAATTTAATGGTTTTCGTAGAATTTAAACGCTCAATTGTAGTAGATATCGCTACCGGCGCTCGTTTAGAGTAGGGCGGTTTTAAGATAGATTTTTTACAATTATTTTTAGATGTCTTCACATTTGGAATTTATGGGGCGATAAAAAATCAAAATAAAATATTGAATAATAATAATATGCCCTACGATGTTAAAAAACTACCTAACAAAAAATTATATAGAGTTCGTAATTCTATTACTGGCGATATTAAGGCAAATGCTACTACAAAACAAAACGCATATCGCCAAGTTAGATTATTGAATTCATTAGAAAAAAATCCACAAAAATGGATAAGGTGAAAATACAACATTTTAGCAATTTTTTTTATCTATAACTATAATATAAATGAAAAAAGATTTAATACCTCATCAAATACATTTAAGCAAAGAACAAATTGTTCGTTTAGGAAAAGGTTTATCAACAAATATAAGACATTCACAAATGGGTAGTGATAAAGGCGATTTTGTAGTGATGCTTCATCCTCAAAATGCTCGTAGAATGCTAACATCATACACAAAAGGTAAAGGAATGCGATTATGTTTATCGCCCGATGAAATGATGGGAACTGAAAAAAAGGGAAGCGGATTTTTTAAGGGATTGAAAAAAACAACGGGAATAGGTAAAGCACAATTTATTAGTGAGGCAAAAAATATTGGTAAGGAAGTAGTCCATAGAGGTTCAAGTGTCGTAGGAACTGCTATAACCGCATATACGGGTAATCCTATGTTAGGCGAGATGGTTTCTCAATCGTTAGATAAAGCGGGAACAAGTGCTATTGATAGTATTGAACCATCAAAATCTAAATACGGGATTAAATTTAGACCACAAGAAGGAGTTTCATCTTTAAAAGAAGATGCTATGAAATACGCTGTTGAGAGTATTGATAGAAGAGTTGATAGACTACCAGCAAACCAAAAAGCAATTGCCGAGAGAGCATTAGCGGGAGAATATCCTAGTGCCTCTTCTTTAATTTTTGATGTCGCCGACAAATATCAAGCGAGAGGGCGAGGTTTAATGAAAGGAAGTGCTGAGATGAAAGAAAGAATGGCGAGATTGCGATCTATGCGAGGTCAAGGTGTAGGGTCTAAAATAGAAAAAGCATTCAAACCATTATCGTCAAAAAAAGCGATGGATGTTTATAAAAAAATTGGAAAACACGCTATTGAAGAAGGAATACCGGTTGCTACAACTCTCGCTTCTATGGCCTTAGGAGACCCTACGGGAGCAAGTGGAGCAGTTGTAGGTAATATCGCCTCTCAATATGCGAGTGAAGCATATGACAAGAAAACCGGTGGTATGTTTATGGAAATGACAAGACCAAAAAGAGGACGAGGAAGACCTAGAAAAATGGGTAAAGGTGCGGTTTCATCTAAACCATTCAAAAAAGCGATGAAACACAATTTTGACGGATTACAAGTTGAAAATTTTGCTGACAATAAACCCGCAAGTTCTTATAAAATTAATCCTAAAATTAATGCTTCTTCAAGTGAAATGACATTATCGCCTTATGCGAGATTAGATAGTCCCGCTATGAACCCATTTGTTCCCAAATCTTATATTCAAGAAGGTGGAACACAAAGCGGTTATGGAGGTAGAGGATTATACGGCGGAGGATTATATTAAAAAATAAAAATAAATAAAGTATTTCAAAAATAAAGTATTTAGAAAAATATTTAGTATTTCAATTATATAAAATGCCGAATGAAATGGAATATGAAGAAAAAGTTAATGAAGATTATGAATTTGGAATTAGTCAAGAAGATAAATTATTAAGAACTTTAAGACGCCATATAGACCCATTATTATTTAAAAACTCTAATAAATTTAGTCCTTTTGATTATCAATCGCCAAAATGTTATGTTGAACTTAAATCTCGTCGTAATTGTCAATCTTACGATTATCCTACTTTTATGATAGGCAAAAATAAAGTTGAAAAGGCATTTAATACTAAACGAGATGTTTGGTTTTGCTGGTCTTATCCCGACGGATTATTTTTATATAAATTTGACGAAAATGATTTTGTAAATGGCGACATTTATTATTCGGGTGGTGGTAGATGGGATAGAGGGCGAGATGAAAGAAAACAAGTTGCTTATGTTAGAACTCATTTAGCGAGTAAAGTAGCGATTTTAGAGGAACTACAACAAATAACCGAAAATTAATCATATAAAATATATTGTTATTATATATGATTACTAATTTTGATATTGAAAGAATATCTCGCAAATTAGAATTACCGCTCGTAGGCGTGTTTAGTAAAGATAAATTACCCGAAGAAAGAAAAATCGGTTCTTATTATATCAATTTACAAAACGAGAATGAAGGTGAAGGAACGCACTGGGTTATCGCAAAAATTTATTGTGAAGATGAGCGAGAAAATAGCGAAACAATTACTACTAATAAAAAAGGTAAGCGAGTTTATAGATGTGGAGCGATATATTTTGATCCATTCGGGATTGATATGCCGAAAGAAGTTGAGCGATTTTTAGAACCATTTAAACCCATCCCATTCAATAATCGTCAAATACAAAATATTCGTAGCGAGGTATGCGGATGGTATTGTGTTGCTTGCGATTACGCATTAGAACATAAACAAAATGGCGATAGTTATTTAGAAGATTTTGAAAAATTTATAGGATTTTGGAGTGAAGAACCGAGAAATAATTTAAGAATATTAAAAGAATTTTTTAAACCGCTTTAACTAAACAATCTTCATAACCCGCATCATTTAGTAGCGATATTAATTTTTCTCTATCTATTTTTATATATTCATCTAATCTCGGTTTTTTTAAATCACCACAAATTAAAGATTTTAATGAATATTCCAACCCATCTTCCATCTCACATTCTTTTATCATTTTTTCAATATTAACCGCATATATAGAATTAATATGAAAATTATCGCCATACTCGCTACGATATAAATAAAATA